AGGCGGCGGGGGACTAACGCGCTAAAACGCTGACGATTTTATCGCCTTCCTTGGTAATGGGGGCCGGGCGTCCGGCGATACCCCCGTCATCATCATAAAGCCAAACAACATGGCCCCGGGGGTCAAGCCCTTGATCCATACACTCGCGCAACCACGGGTGCGGCAACGCAAAATCAAACGTGTCTCCCGGGTATCGTTCCTGCGCCAAATCCTTCACTGTTTTCATTTTAGACTCCGAAAAAATTTTTGAAGTTCTCCCAATAGCCCGTCGTATCCGAGTTGAATCCCGAATGCTGCGGGCCTGCGCTTGCTGGTTTTTTTCAAACCAGCGAAATAAAAATATCATCGCCCTCCCTGTATTAATTTTTCGTCACCTAAAACGGTGACAGATTCGGTATCAGTTTGCCTGTACAAAAACTCAGCGTTTTTTGATTCGTTACCTACCGCATCTTCCGCTTCCAATGCGGCCTCATCTTTGTTATGGGCCGCAACCTCAACATCCCAATAACTAGTCTGACAAACACGCACCCGATAGATTTTCACGACGCCTCCACCAAGTACCGGTACTCAGACTGTTGAGTCACATTGACCACCCAAACCACATCACCCTCCGGGGTAACTTTAAACGTCAAGGCCACGGTGTCTCCCACCGCACATTGTTTTTTGATTCCGCGCACACTAAACCGGCGGTCACCCCGATTCACTGTCCGGTAAAAACTAAGAACTGTGGGTGTGCCGTCTGTGAACTCGCCCTCTACAACGTGCTTTTCGCCCGGTTGCATTTGGTCGTAATCAATGCCCAGCAACTTTGAAAACCCCCGGATCGAAGCATTTGCATCAATAATCGCTTTATTAAGCATGGTGGCAGTTAAGACCAAGAAAGCCGGAGCATGGCTTCGTAAAGTAGGTAAACTCATTTGATTTCTCCCAGTGTCTGGCAACATTGCCAGTGACCACCTTACAGGTTGTTACTCCCGTATGCAATTGCCTGCAAGACCGCACGATAGTTGACCGGGTTACTGAAATGCTTATCTGGTCTGGCCCGCAACCCGTCTAACTTTACGTCCACCGCCCGCTCACCACGGTACAGGAACACCTCATGGCCTGTTGCGCTCGTAAGCTTGACGGCTATCCACACACTGCCCCTAGCATGTTTGGTCAAAAAAGCGACTTGGTGTGGGGTAATGTTGACGCTCATGTTGGCCGTGGTCTTCAACTCCACCATGTGCCAAGCCCCTCGGCTATCCATAATCAAGACGTCTGGCACACCCAAGGTGGCTCTGGACTCTAACCGGGTGGCTGACCAATCCGGGAAGTTATCCCGCAAAGCTTTTTTCAAAGATTGCCAGAAGCTGGCTTCACGTTGTTTCTTCGGCTTCGCCTTCGTTTCCAATATGTCCATCTTCTACATCCTCGGCTAACCGCTCACGCGCTCGCTGTCTGTTCCCACCATCCTCGGCTCCGGCGTCATGCGTAAGCGGGGCGTAGGTTTGCTTGAGTTCGTTCAAAGCTTTCAACACTTCGTCCTTACTCATTTGATCAATCGTGCCGTGACGAATCTCAGTCTTATTGACGTAGATGTCGCCTTGCGCCTGGCCCCGACGATATTCAGCCTGGACCGCAGCACTGTATGCCCCGTTCTCCAGGGCTTCATCACGTATTCTTTGCAAATCCCGGAGATGTCGTTGGTATTCCACGCCATACTTTTGGTCAAGTTCCTGCCGATACTCTCGGATCGCTCGGCATACGTGCGGATGTATCCTGGGGTTAGTCAGTTCTGAGGCGCGGACATGGGCAGACTTTTCAGGGTAGCCCGCGTTGATAGCCGCTTCGCGCATGGTGATCTGACCGTCTTTTGCCACAAGCTCTTTCACAAACAACTCTTGCCTGCGTGTCAGGCGTTTGTTTGCCAAGGGGGGCCGATTTGTTTTCTGTTGCTTTGCTTCGGGTAACGACGCCGCTTTCACGTCCAAAACTTTGGCATATCTGTCCTTAGCCATAACCGCTCCTATATGTGAGTAAGTTGCGATAACCTACCTTAAAAAGCCGGATCTATATAGTATTTCTACAGAAAAATAAAAATATTTTTTTCAAAACTCAGAAGCCCTTATGTGGATAGCTTGATTAAGCTCTCTGAACACTCATAAATGTAACGACGTAACCTTGGCGTAACCACAAAAAGCCAGCTTTTATGCGGCCTTCAGACCCGAGTTACGCGGGTTACGCCGGTTACGCCATTTTGTAATTTTATTTTTTATTTTTTTATTTCTCTGGGAAAACACTATATAGAAAGGCGTTTTAAGGGATTTGCTCAAAGGCTTCTGCCCCGTGGTCCGTGAGCACACACCAGTTGTTCAATCCCGTGTCCCATAGCAAATAGGCCTCGTACCCTGCGGAGAGAGCAATTTTGTACGCAACCAGCGCACTAATCCTTTCGTCCATCCAGTACATGTTCCAGCCTTTCTGGGCCGTGGTCGGTGGTTCTTGATCCATGAACTCTTCAAAGCGGCCTTCCTGTTCTTCTTCCCAGTAGATTGCCGCGCAGGCGGTGTGCCATAGGAAGTCGAAGTCATCCATGTCGAATGACAGAACCTGTTTGTCGGTTTCTTCGATGATTTTGAGCAGCACTGTAGCTTCCATCATGCGATCCTCCAAATCCTATATAAGCCATCATCGATTTTGCGAGTCGCAATCTTAAAGCTCTCTGGCAACCAGCTTACCGGTGTACCGAACCGCGCACTAATTCGCTTGTAGTCTTGATGTGAGCAAGTAAAAGAATCGCCAACTTCCAGGTCAGCTAACCAGTAGTACTTACTACGCCGGTATTCATCTTTTTCTGGAACGGGTATTCTTTTCTCAAAATCGGGTTTTTCCATTATTTTTCTCCGGGTCAAAGTATTACGAACAGGGTAAGCAAGATGACAATGCCGAGGGCAAAGTAGTGTTCGGGGATGTCTTTCATACTAAGGTCCGTAGTCCTTGTGTTGTGGTGAATGAAGCTGTGTCCCAACCTTTACGTAAGATGAAGCACCTGTCGCTACGTGTTAATGCAGCTTTTGACAAACCGCACAGGTTGGGTTTGGCAACCGGCCACAGCTAAACCGGTGAGGGAAAGAACCGTGCGACAGGCACCAAACACCTTACAGGTCGTTACTCGCATAGTCAACAGATAAAAAGATAGAAAGATAGAAAGGGTTGCGTTTTAGTTTTCTATCAGTGGAAGGTTTCTTGCTGGTAGAAGGATTCTTCCATCTTTAGCAGGTAGTCGGTGTAGATAATGAAGCCTATGGCGGATAGGGCGAGGACGTACTCACCCTCGCTTTCGGAGTCGATTACGTTAAGTAGTAGTTCGCTTTTTTCAAACCCTAGGTAGGTATCAAACTCTGCGGATTCGGCAACGAAGCGTTTGAAGTCCTCATCGTCCTCAATGAGTCGGGCGAGTTTGTTTCGGCGCTTGTTCCGTTGTACGTCCATTTAGAAGCTAATGTCGAGCAGCGATATCAACAGAAGCAGTACAAATATGATGGCGTGTTGTTTCCACCCGCCAATTTGTTTTTCAGTCTTCTTCATCTTTGGGCCTGTAGTAAAGGACGTGGGCTTGACACTGGGTACAGGTGAGGTTTGAGGACATGTCGAAGTAATCGTCCTCTTCTGATATATCGTGGTCGCCGCCCCAGATGAGTTGTCCACCGCACCACCAACAGGTTGTGCGCGACTGGTCCCAGCCGGGGCCTGCGGAGTCTTTTGACATCATTCAATCTCCCGGATTGTATGCCGCACATACGGCGGGCACGTCGCATTGACGTGGATATAAAAAGTATACCGCGTTTCGGCGTCGGGGTTGTGGTATTCGCGATAGATGCAGACGGTCACGGGCGTGACTTTGCGGCCTATAAAAATAGCATCGCCGCCTTGCAGGACAAGGTATAACCAGACAACGTTCATAGGTTGTGGCCCGAGGGCCAACCGCATGAAAGGTCGGTCTGGGGATCGTGGCCCCCGGCCCACGGTAAAAAGTATACGCAAAAAAAACCCCGCTACAAGAGCGGGGAGGATTCATGAATTAAGCCACTTTGGGAGAAACTTACTTATGAATCAAACGTTGAAGGATTCCCATCAAGTCCATGAGACTCACGACAAATATATCAGTCGGGATGTACAAGTTCAAGCACTTCTTGGGTGGCTTGTTTTTGGGGCACGACGGACAAATCCATTTGTATTACAACGGGCTCGCCCAAGCGGTTAGCGGTTTGTTGTGCGGCCTCCAGGGCCACCTTGGCATCGGTGGAGTCTATGTCAGACCACCACCGGCTTGACTGGTACAGCATCTTTCTCCCTCTCCGCTTCTAACTGCGCGTCTAACAGGGCCTGCCATACGTGCAGCTTTTCCAAGTCCGTTCGGGATATAACGCTATCCTTCTCGAAATCTTTTTCAATCTTTTGAAACAGGCGGTCAAATTCTTGTTGAATACTATTCATCGTAATTAAGGGTTAGCTCCTCGCCATCTTCAATGTCTCGGGACGTAAACACGTTGTACACGAAATAATCATCCCAATCTTGCGTGAGGGTCAAGTGGCAATTTGCGTTTTCTGCGTGATTAAGAAAGCCGCCCAGTGGTGTTCGGATGTAGCCCATGATCATAGGCACTTTAATATGTGTCTCTCCAAGATCAGTGCCCTCCTCAATGTTTTCCAAAGCAAAAACACCCAACCCTTCAATGGGGCTGGAAGAGATTGTCAGGCAGTCGAGCAGCGGTTTGTAATAAAACCGGTCATAACGTAAGGCCATTACACGCTAAAGCTCTTGGAACTAAGCGGCGAATCGTTCTCTTTCTTGAAAGTATCCACCTGCTCGGCAATGTACTCTTGGTCCCGCTTTGACAGGTTTTCCATCTTCCAAGCTTCAAAGATGTAGCGTAGCTGTCCGCTGATTGTCCGGCCTTCCACCCGTGCAATGATGACAAGCTCTTCGTACATGTCTCGTAACATCAAGACTGACTTCCATTTCGTGGTATCCACTCCTACTCCTCCTCTAGCCTACCCGTGTTGCGCCAATGTTCCACGTTGGCAAGATGCTTCAACAAAATCTCTTGCTTAGATTGTCCTTCGTAAGCCACGCCATAGCGTTGATCTATCAGGCTTTGGTTCAAGCTGCATTCTTCATCTTCTAAGAACACCTCAACCAAAATGCGGCCAAACTTACCGCGCTTATCCAAGTGCGAACGCACATGCACTTCTTTGCCCGTAGGTAACAAAGCTTGTACCCGTTCCTTTGCCAGTTGGCCCAGCACCTTCAGATGTGTGTTTCCACCCTCCACCATCCGGGTTTCCGGCGTATCCACGCCATATAACCGGGTGCTTTGGTCCTGCAACACAACGTCAAAGCCACAATCTATGTCCAGAACCACAGAATCGCCGTCGATCACTCGCTTGACCACAGCTTTGTAAATGTATGGGTCCATCTACTTCTCCTCTAGCCTATCCGAAGTATTCTGGGAATCTGGACTGTACTCGCTTGTCTAGCTCCTCGTAATACTCATCAGACTCAGGGTCAATCCCTTCTTGCCTGACCATCTTGTCATGTACGCCATAAGTGTATGCAGTCATTTCAATGTGATCTTTCGACTGAAACCAACTGTTATTTTCTGCCCAAGCCGTAGCTTTACTGCTTGGCTTACTGATTTCTCCTGTCAAAGCAGGATGTGTTTTTTGTGGCCTTTTCATCACCCCCTCCACATATTGCACAGTTCTAAAATCTGGAAGAGGCACAAGATAAACACAATCCATGAAAGATTGTCACTAAACTTATGTTTTACTTGGTTTTTTACAGAGACTAGCTTGCCCCATGGACCAAGAACCGCGGGCCGGATATGCGCCCGCCACTGCCATGGAAAGTCAAATATCAGCTTTTTCAGTTTCATGGTATACGATCCTACGCATAAATATATAATTAATCAAGTTCCTCGCACTCACCCCAACTTGGCCCGTAGTCCACGTCGCATTTGTTTGGGACCTGTAGTGGCACAGCCTGCTCCATGATCCCGGCCAGTTCTTTTGCCTGCTCTGGGCTATCCACAGAAAAAGCCAGTTCGTCATGCACCTGAAGCATTGGAATAAAACCAGCCTTGCAAACGTTAACCATAGACTGCTTGGTCATATCCGCAGCAGACGCCTGAATCAGTCGGTTCAAAGCTTTGTAGGTGTACGCTCTCCGCAATCTGGTCGTTGGACCGTGAGCCGCGACGGCTTCTTCGCGGGGCAGGGCCTTGTGCATTTCAAAGGCGTCGGGCTCCCAAAGGTCGAAGCGGCATTTTCTGCCGCGCAGGGATCGCACACTGCCGGATGACCGGGGTTCTTCCAGCTTGCGTTGCACACCTTTCATTAGGCCGCGGACGAAGGGAACGCGCTTATGGTACTGCTGGGTCAATGCCTTGGCCTCGTCTACGTCCAGATCCAGTTGGTCGGCCAGTTTGTTGACGCCCATGCCATACATCATGCCTAGATTGATGACCTTGGCTTGTTTGCGAGGGATGCGGGCCATCTCGCTGACCATGGTGTGGAAGTCCATGTTGGGGTCTGTGCGGTACGCCTCTACGAAAGCCTCCACGCCCTCCAGGGGCACACCTTTGTAGTCTCCATAGTTCTTTGCGAAATGCACCAAGATCCGTGGTTCTTGTTGCGAGAAGTCGATGGCGGCCCACTGCTGGCCTTCCTCTGGGAGGAACAGCGAGCGGATCATGGGGCCTAGCTCGGGATCGCGGGCCGGGATCTGCTGTAGGTTGGGCGAGTTCATGGAGATACGGCCAGACACCGTGCCCCCGTCATCAGATCGTAGCTGGTTGATATGGCTGTGGATGCGTCCGT